GCGGAGGTAATCTTAAACAGGGTACAGAGTGATAGGTATCCTGATGATGCCTGTGAGGTAATTAACCAGTTTAAACAGTTCTCGTACACCCACGATGGAAAGTCAGATGACTTCCTAAAGGAACCAGAGCAGGAGGCTGTTGTAAGAGCCATTCTGGTGGCCTCTGAGGTACTTAATGGGTATGGGCTAGGCATTACCTCGACTCACTACCACACAACGGCTGTCAGCCCCTACTGGAATAAGTTCTATGACTATGATGGCAAGCTGGGTGATCATATGTTTTATACAATGGTGGAGGATTACTAATGGGAAGTGTTGAGAAAGAGATAGAGTATTGGGCGGTGCAAAAGGCTGTTCTTAAGATAAGGGGTAATACCCTTAATGATGACATAGAGGAGTTGGAAAAAGATATGAAGGAGTATAGGCATCGACTTAAGATTCTACAGAAGAAGAGGGCATTAAACTCAGCACAGGGTGTCATGTGTCAAAATCACATAACAGATTTAGGAGGTTAACATGATAGACAGAAAAACATGGAAAGAGACCTTAGATAAGTGCAAAGAGGATTACCATATCATCAAGCGTGAGGCGGTTTTTTGGGAAATGCAAGCCAAGCGTCTACTAGAAGAAAACCACAAACTAAAGGCACAGTTGCGGCTGTGGCAGGGTACAGGACTATGATTAAGGTAACACACATAGATCACATGGGGTCAGACCTGTCTGTAGTCAACGCAGCTAGGGTGAGCTTTGGCAAGACACACAAGGCTATGACAGAGGGTGACACCAAGCTAATCAAGTATCTAGCCAAGCATAAACATATGTCACCCTTTGGTCATGCCTTTGCCAGTTTTCATATAAAGGCACCAATCTTTGTAGCTAGACAGTTGGTAAAGCATAAGTTCCTACGTTGGAATGAGGTGTCTCGTAGGTATGTGGACATTGATCCAGAGTTCTATGTGCCTGAACATTGGAGAGATAAGAGTAAGGATAAGAAGCAGGGGAGCGGTGGAAAAAGTCAGTCCCAGTACTTCCCTAACATCTATGTAAAGGAGATAACAGAGAAGGCACTAGGTGACTACAAGAAGATGATAACTCAAGGTATCTGTCCAGAGCAAGCACGTATGGTGTTGCCACAGTCTACAATGACTGAATGGTACTGGTCAGGTAGTCTTGACGCCCTTGCAGATATGTGCAACCTACGGTGCAAGGGAGATACACAACTTGAGACTAGGTTAGTAGCTAATCAGATATGCGACAGTATGCATAAGCTATTTCCTTTGTCTTGGAAAGCATTAAGAGGATTGTACTAATCACATCACTGTATTAGTTAACGGGCAATACTTGCCAGTACTAACACCCCAGTAGTAGGAGATGAAAGATGATTAATAAACCAATCAAAATCACAGACATAGAAGAGCATGAAGACGGTAGTGCAACAGTACAGGTAGAGTGTGACCCTGAGACGTTTGCAGCTATATTCAGTGCAGGTTTTGTACAACTAATAATGAAGGGACTAGAGAAGGATGAACACTGAAGAAATGATGAAGATGTGTCGTTCACTTGCGTACAAGTACAATTCACCTAATCAATTCGATGATCTGGTGTCCGAGGGAATGTTGGAGTGCTTAGAACAAGTGGATCAGGGGAACACGCACGGGGCTAATCTAAGGCGTATGGCTAACAGGGCTATGCACGACTACATAAACATTAAGACACTGGCTGTAAGTGTACCTCTAAGTGAGCCAGCTAGGTCTTTGGCTAGGGGTACGGACTACAAGTCAACGATGAGCCGAGAAGGTGTGACAAAATTGCAACAGGCTATCAATTCAACCAGTACACCATTAGAAAGTGCTGAGATAGTTGATGAGGAATCTGATCCTGCTATTGTGTATGAGAAAAAGCAGACTGTACTTGACATAGTAAGGTTATCTAGGGACACGCTTAACGAGAGTGATTGGGATTTGTTCTCTAGGCACTACTTAGAAATGGAGACAACAGATGATATAGCTATATCTGAGCGTGTAACACGACAAGCAATAGAGAAGAAGTTGAAGAGGTGTGTTAATAAAGTCACAGAGGCTATGGACATTTAGGGGCTTTGGTTGCGTAAAGTCAAAAAATGTTGCTATAGGTAAGTACAGAGGTCTTCTAAAGACTATTAATAATAAAGGAAGTAAGCATGGAAGTGTTAGAAGATAATGAATGGTTAGATAAAGTGTTGTCAGATAAACCAGATTGGCAGTACCATGAGATTTGTTTATGGTCGCCGTTCATAGAAGGTACTGTAGGTAAGATAGCTAAGGGTATGGAAGATCGAGGGTTTGACATAAAACATGCCATACTTATCTACGAAGGGAAGATTCTTGATGGCCGTCACAGATATTTAGCTGCGATTAAAGCTGGTGTTGATCCAATCTTCACTGAGTTCCAAGGCACCCGTGAGGAAGCTGTAAAAGAAGTTACTAAGGAACAGGTAGATCGTGGTCATTGGAGTGATGAAGCGAAGAATTTCTTTTACTCTAAACGTGCTAATGCTCTTGGGGTAAGGACTAGGGGTGGCGACAGACAGTCAGAGGAAGCCAAAAGCAATGTATCAAATGATACAATGGTTCCATCACAAGAAGACCACGCAGATGCTCTTGGGGTAAGTCGGCCAACAGTTGCCAGATGGGAGAAAGACCGAAAGGAGATCATGGCTGACCCTGAGTTAGCAGAGAAAGCTACAACACCAGAAGGCTACAAAGAGGCTAAGAAGTTCTTAAAGGACAGACGAAAAAAACAAAAGGAGGCTATTGATAACTCTGTTCCACGTGATGTGATTGACCTAAACGCAATCGCTAGAAGCAAAGAAGGCACAGACATAAGAAGTGTTGGTCCTGCCTTCATAGTATTGATGGAGAAGCTATGCACAAAATTTGATGAGAGGGACATCAAGAGGGAACTATATGCTTTTATGGAACCTGACCCCCTTGGACTAAAGAAAGAGGCTATGCACAAGATGTCTGACATACTTTCAGACCTGTGCTTGGACTTCCCTTTAAACGAACTTAAAAACTTAAACTAAGGAACCTGACATGACAAACTTTGATCTCTTTGACTACGCAAAAGGCATGATGAAAATTCGTGGCATCAACTCTTTTTACAAGGGTACTAAGTCACCAATAGATGTTGTAGACGCTGGATGTAGGAAGCTGGGAAGTTCTAAAGCTACGAAGATGCGCTCAGAGGCATTTAACAATAAGGCTGAAATAATTGGTCAGTTAAACTCACCCACTTACTGTAGTGATGTAGATGCGTATGTTCCGTTTTGGTGGGCTGTTAGAAACTACCCAGAAAGCATGTTTAAGGATTGGGATAAACGTATCAGTATGGGTGCCTACCTTCAAAAGAAGCAGTATGTTTTTCAAACATTAGCACAGTTGTTCTTAAATGGTGCTTCATCTGTAGATGATGGGGACCCACGACTTCTGCCAGCAGATCACTATATGCCAATAGAAGAAGAGTAATCAGGAGAGAGCCACATGAATAACAATATAACTTTTGCCAAGGAAGACTTGGACTTTGTTAGGAACCTTAAAGACTTTGACTTAACTATGCTTTTGTCAGAGATAAACGATCACGGCTGGGATAAGGCAAAAGTTCTACTGCCACTTATCCGCAAGACCTTAAATTAAACAAAGGAGAGCCACATGAACCAAGAAGTACCACACCAGCCCTGTCCCTATGTGTCGTGTGGCTCCTCTGATGCCTTTAGCTTTAATAAGTCTAAGGGTTGCGGTAAGTGCCACGCTTGTGATCAGTCTTATCCCTCAAGGGGTGAGACATACGATTGGGCTAAAGATAAATATCCAACAATAGAAAGGGGAGAAGTAATGACGTTTACACCAAAGAGAATAGAGACCGCTGGTGATGGTCGTTATACACCCCTCCGAGGGATTAATGCTAGGACTATGGAGGACTTTAATGTTAAGACATATGATGGTCGCCAAGAGTACGTATACCCCAGCGGTGGAATTAAAGTCCGTACCTTACATGAGAAAGGTTTCTACACTAAGGACGGGTTCAAGGGGGATGAACTGTTTGGTATGAATATGTTTACCGCTGGTTGTTCTAAGACTGTAACCATTACTGAGGGGGAACTAGATGCCTTATCAGTGGCACAGATGATGAAGAGCCAGTACATTAACCCTGTTGTATCGTTACCATCTGGCAGTCCCTCTAAGAAGCTATGGGAGAATTGTAAGGAGTGGCTAGATAGCTTCCAGAAGATTGTGTTGTCAGTAGATAATGATGATACTGGCAATGCCTTAGCTGATCGTGTGGCTAAGTTGTTTCCCAACAAGGTGTACCGAGTACCACACGACAAGTATAAGGATGCTAATGAGTTCCTACAGGATAATGCACATGCGGAGTTCAAGAGTGCATGGTGGAACGCATCTAAGTATACACCTGAGAATATCTTAAACACTGCTGACCAGTTCCTATCACTATACAACGACACACCAGATCATGTATACGTTCCTACAGGTATCACTGACTTAGACGATAAGATTATGGGACTTATGCAGGGTCACTTCACAGTAATTAAGGCACCTACTGGTATAGGTAAGACTGAAGTTATGCGTTACTTGGAATACAACATGCTACAGCGTAAGATTCCTATTGCTGCATGGCACTTAGAAGAGACTAAACTAAGGTCACTGCTTGGCCTTGTGTCGTATGAGTTACAAGACAATCTGACTAGGCGTGACTTGATTGATGAGAAGGGGAGACATGAGGATGTCATAGGCGCAATCAAGGAGATAGCCAAAGACGAGAACTTCTACCAGTTCTACTTAGGTGATGGTCAGGGTACTGATGAACTCTGTGATCAGATACGGTTCTTCAGTCAGGCATGTGGGTGCAAGTATGTGTTCTTTGAGCCTATTCAAGACGTAGTATCAGGACGATCAGAGGCGTCTAAGGAGGAGTTACTAGCTGACCTGTCTGTAAGGCTCTCTAAGCTATCAGCGGAACTAAATGTGGGTATTGTGACTATCGCTCACACTAATGAAGACGGGGACCCTAAGTACTGTAAGATGATAGGACAACGTGCCAGTGTTATCATTGATCTGTCTAGGGATAAAGAAGCAGAAGACCTTGATGAAAGAAACACAACATACATCACGGTACAAAAAAACCGCCCTTGCAGTGAAGAAGGACGGGCTGGCAGAATGAAGTTTAACAGTGATACGTTTACATTGACAGAGGTGTACTAATGGCAGAAACAGTATTCGACATAGAGACAGATGGGCTGTTAGATAAGCTGACTAAGATACATGTGTTGTCGTATCAAACATCATCTATGGATGAGCCAAGGTCTATCTTTGACTACGATGAAATGAGGGACTTTTTCTTGGAGTACAGTATGGATCATACGTTAGCCTTAGCTGGGCATAACATTGTACGCTTTGATATCCCCGCAGTGGAAAAGGTGTTAGGTATAAAGGTCAATGCCAAGCTAGTAGATACGTTAGGACTTAGTTGGTACTTGCACCACCACAGGACAAAGCATGGGCTGGCAGTGTATGGTGAAGAGTATGGTGTACCTAAGCCCAAGGTAGATGATTGGGAAGGACTTTCCAAAGAAGAGTATGCCCATCGGTGTGAAGAAGATGTTAAGATTAATGTGCGTCTATGGCGTGACCTAAAGCGGAAATTGGAGAAACTATATGAACAGTGAAGCGTGGAGACTTATAGACTACATCACATTCAAGTTAGACTGCGCTAGGGAACAGGAGGCCCTACGGTGGAAATTAGATGTAGATAAGGCCAGTATGCACCTTGCTGAGTGGCAGGGGATGAAAGAGGACAAGGTGGAACAACTAGCTAATGCTATGCCACGTCATGTACTTACTAAGGTGCAGAACAGGCCCAAGGTGATGTACCGCAAGGATGGGAGCCTAAGCAGTCACGGGGAGAACTTCGAGGCCCTTAGAAAGCAGTACAAGCAGCCTGAGACGGTACAGGGGTTTGTTGTACAGACAGGTGTAGAACGAGGTAATCCTAACTCGGTATCTCAGATCAAGGATTGGTTGTTCAGTATCGGATGGCAACCTAGAACATTTAAGTTTGTAAGAGAGAGCAATGGTGATGAACGACAGATCGAACAGGTCAGGAAAGATGGGGAACTATGCCCGTCAGTTAAGAAGTTGGCTGATAACGACCCTGCTGTTTCTATTCTGGATGGTCTTTCTGTTCTTACTCACAGAATCGGGATACTGAAGGCGTTCCTAGAGTGCGAGAAAGATGGTTACTTAGAAGCTGGTGTCGCTGGCATGACTAACACTATGAGGTTCAAACACGCTAAACCTTTGGTTAACCTCCCCTCAGTGGAAAAGCCCTATGGTGC